GTAATTACATCATCAGTTTGTGTTACATTAGTCGATGATGTACCATATGTTAATGGAACCTGTGTTGTATAGTGAGCTGGTCTCAATTGACCTTCTTCAAAATCAACTGATACTCTATAATCAACATGTAAAGTATCACTAGTAGAAAGACTAGCAAAGTTGTCTACAATAAATCCATTCTTATATCTGCTAAGACCACTAGTATCTCTGATCTCCATACTTGCGGTTTCACCCTCAAGTAATGAAAGTTGAGTGTAGTACTCAAGTGTCTTAATTCTATCTTCAAGTACTTGAATATCTCGGAATGTATATCTCTTATAATTCGTCTCTACAATAGTAATATCATCATCAATGTCAAAGATATATGGCTTCAATTCCACTGTTGCCAATAACATTGCATCATCAATGTCATCAGGAGCATCAGGATCAGTAGAAGGAGCACCCTTAACTACCTGTACCACACCATCCTTACTCATAAAGATCTTATCTTGTCTTCCAAGATAATACTGAAGACTTATAATAGTAGTATCACCAACTCCTGGTAAACCAGTTAAGTTACCAGTAAATGCTCTATTATCGAAGTCAAGATACTTAGTAGCACTTAATGTCCATGGAGAAGCAACAGAACCAGATCCAGTGAGCTGTGAAGCTACAATAGGTCTAAAGTCAATTAAATCTCTTAGTGGTACATCATCATAATCAGGAATAATCTTATACTCAGAAGCAGGATATGAGTCTACTGTATATGGATTAATACCAGCAGTAGTAAGGAAACGATCAAGAATTACAAAAAGTCTATGTGTAGGTGCTGTATAACCAGCCTTTCTAACAATAGTTGAATAATCATAGTATTGATCTCTCTGACCATCATCAAGGTCAAAGCTATCAGTTACATCAGTTGATCCAGTATTATTACTACCAGCAACAATCTTAAGAGTAGCATTTGGTCCAGTGATAGTCTCACCATCAGTGAACTTATCATCTTCTACTGGAAGATAATAAACATAGTTACTTGTAGTAGAAACTACTCTAGCTCTTGATCCAGAAGTATCTCCAGAGATAATTTCATCTACTGATACAGTACCAAGTAAGTTTGTATACTGGAAATTGGGAATTATTGGATCATTATCATCTTCTGATTCAAGAATTGCTTTAATCTTGAATACATCACCAGTACCAAGAGAAATACGATCATCATCTATTCTATATGCATTACCTGTAGTAGCTGTAGTTAAACCATTAGGACTACCACTTACAGTTGTCTTATCCAACTTGAGAATTCTCATAGTCTCAGTTGTCTTGGCTTTTGCAGATCTATTAGAACTGTATACTGTTACAGTAACATCAATAGTACCATTACCACCACCAAGAAGACCTGAAAGTGCAACACTCTGAGTATTTTGTGAAGGGGATCCTGTAGTAAAGTCACCTTCTTCTAGAATATCACCATCACCTGTACCAGATGTGACACTGACTGTAAAGTCATCACCATCATCAGCATCCCTAATTGTCAAACCTGATCCTACATCAACAGTAGCAGCACCACTAGTTACAGATATGTTTGTAAGAGTAGTCCTAAAGTATCCTGCAGGGTTCTGAGTATTGTTATTATTTGTATTCTTTAATGCTTCATATCCAAGAGGTGTTAATAGTTGCCTATTAGTTGCTTCCTTAACCTCTGGACGTGTTCTAACTACAGGACTGGTAAGTGCACCATTAGCAATATTATGTGGTCCTAAGCTTGTAATATTGAAATTATACGCATCAGTAACAGCACTAACTGTTGCTTTCTGAGGTAAATTGTTATTTGAGAACTCAACAACATCCCCAACTTTTAACTGTGTATTAAAGTTAGAAAGGGTTGCTGTAATAGTACCTGTAGCACCTGCACCAGTACCAGATACAGTAGACATAATAGGACCAGAACCAGGTAATGCTACCTTGACATCTAATACAGAATCAGCAGTACCACCACCTGAATTGAATGCATATGATTTTACATCACTGAAACTATAATTTTTAGTTCCACTTGATGCAATAGTACCATGAGTAGCACCACCACTATTATTAACTTTTAGGACTTCTCCATCCTGGAAAGTACCATTAACCTGGTAAAGATATCCAGTAGTACCAGAACCCGATTGTACGAAACCTGTTGCCCCTGACGTTGCTCCATAGATCCTCCTACCATTTGTCCAAGTAGCACTACCAGTGCAAATAATTTGTGTATATAATTGAGTATCTGAAAGATTTGCTCTATAAAGAGTAGTCTGGGTATTCTTTGCACCAGATTCAAAAGAGAAATTAAGTACTCTTGCTTTACCTATAACAGTACCAGCAGGAGTTCCTGGTGTACTTGTTACGGTATCTCTGAGTTCAATAGTTTCATATAACGAAGGCATTTGGTGCTGATTCGTCATAAAGACGTAATTACCAAAGCTTGATGTAATAGACTGATTAGTAACAGTATCAAAAGTTCTTGGCTTAACTACATCCTTATAAGTTGTAGATAGTCTTTCTGTTCTATATCCAGAAATATATGCAGAACCACCAGATAATTGAATAGCTATATTATCTTCACTAGCCGCATTACCATCACCAGTAGTAGCCCCTGCAGCATATACACCATTATTAAATCCATCATCAAGGTTCTCTCTTGCATCTACAGAGAACTTCTTAACATAATAGTTTCCAGATTCTTCTTTAGTTCTAGTAGCGAGGATATCATTAATAAATCCAAGATCACTACGTTCTACTTTCTTCTGAATCTTACCAATATTGGTTCTAAGAAGTTCAATAAAGTCAGCAGCATTAGGATCTGATGGTAACTTCTTAACTAGAGTTAAGTTAACTTTAAACCTATCAGCACCTGGAGCTGAGAAGTTTGTACTACCAATTGCATTATCGTAAAGAGATGCATCTTCATCAGCAGTAATAATTCTTTCTTCTACCTTTAGACCTACCTTATATGAAGGTGTAGTACCATACTGGTCTAAGATAAGGATCTGTTCTGTTACAGGAACAAAATATCCTCTAACATAGTAGATACCAGCACCAATATTAGCAGTTGAACCCCTAGAATTTGAAGCAGAGTTTAAGAGCTGTGCAATAGGCGTTCCAGCAGCAATAGTTGTAGAGGCATAAGTAATATCACTTTCAGAAGTAAAAGTTTCACCGTCAGTGAACGTAGTCGTGACATTATCGTCTGCTTTCTGTAAATAATTTAAATAAAATGTTATCTGATTCTTAGTTGATGTTGTAGCAGAGATTGAGAACAATATTCTTGCTCGTACTCCAGAAGTGGATCCTTTAATGACCAATCCATCAAGAGCAGCTCTGTATAATTCTACATCTAAGTTAAGGTAAGTATTCTGTATAAGGACACATGGTACATCATTGTTCAATGTAATTCCACCAGGAACTACCATGGAACCTTCTTTATACACACCCTGACCAAATGTGTCTATCTGATTTTGCAGTACACTCTGCAGAGTAGTAAGTTCTCTAGCCTGGACAGGATACCCTGGCTTAAACAATACTTTTAGGAAGCCCTTATTCTGATCAAAATCGTCGTAATAAGGAGCTATGTTCAGGTTTGTATTCTGTGCCATTTAGAATTCAATTACTACTTTGAGCTCTTCGTTCTGATCAGCAGATCTTGTGATCGGAATCCTGTTATCGATATAAAGCATTTCACCTGAGTTTAATTCAATCTCTTCATTGGCATACCCAATGACGAAAGAAAGACCCAACTCATACACAGAAACACCAATTGTAATCTGTGATAGTGGAACAGAAGATGTTCCAAATGTCGCATCAGGAGTTGCTGTATAAGCATTTACTGATGATGTAATCTGATTAGATCCAGAGAATGCGACTATATTTCCAGAAACTACACCATCGGCAGCGTCCTGATAATATTTCAATACTTTTGTTGTAGCATTATAGGAAACTACAAATCCTTTTGCACCTGTTGTTGTCTGAGTAATAGTCTCACCAGGAGCAAAATTGCCACTAGGAGTACCTGTACCAGACTGAGGG